GCCAGTAGTCTTCAAGCATCGTCATGAACTTTCTGTCGTCGCGAACTTCACCAGTTGCGCCGTCGTAAATCAAACGATTCTTGTGCTTGACCATAATGTCACGAACGTACTGCTCAGCCTTCATCTTAGGCAAGTTACCAACATCGATATACCAGATACGACGCTCGGGAGCGCGCGCGAGGCGGTAAATGACTAGAGCATCTTCAAGAGTACGAAGCTGATTGAGTGCTTTGATTGCTTTGTGAAGATACGAGAGAACCATTGTTCCCTGAGTGTCAGACAATCCGGAAGTAATATACACAACCGAGTCTTTTGCGATCTTCATACCAGTTGTCGAGGGACCAACTACCTTATTACCGTAGTTGAAACCTTTATCGTTGAAGATGAAGTATTCGTTTTGAACCTTGGGGACGACAGCCTCATGACCGTCTCCACCAGGAACTTTTCTTTTTCCTATCTCGCGAACTTTACGGATTTTTCTTGGATCAACGTATCTTACTTCTTTGATACCAGCACTTACGTTCTTTTCGTCAATAACAACGTGGTAATACAATCTACCATCGATGTACCAGCGACGAAAAATCTCGTATGATCTTGATTGAAAATCTAGGATATTCAGAACGTTTTGGAATTCGTCTCGAATGGCTTTTTTAACCTTGTCTGTGACTTCAAGGTTGTCGAGAACAATACTAACGATATTTTGTTCGTCGATTGATATTGATTCGTTTACGATTTCATCTACAGCTGAGTCAATTTCAGGCTGTAGGGACATTTCTCTATACTTAGTTACTAACTCGGCTTCGGTTCTTACCGTTCCGTCTAGGTCAATGTAAGTTCCGTAAGCACCACCTGCAGCAACAATAACTGCTCCGTCATCTGCTTCTTTCGGAGCGAACGACGGAGTTGTATCAACAGGAACTTTACGTTGGAATTCGAAGCCGAATAGTTTCATTTATTTTACTTTTCCAAAAACGGAGAGGGAATTACCCCTCTCCGTCACAATGTATATATTATAGTATGATCAGCCGCCAGGTTCGCCAGTATCAATAGTATTGCCAGTTCCACCTATTTGAACTGGTACCCAATAATCATAAGAGAATGTTACATCAAACGTCTGAATAGCGTTTGTGTTATCCCAGTCCAGAGCCATATTAGAAACAGATGTTGGGAAAATACCAACAAATCTATACTCTCTAATCGGTGAACCGTCTTTAGAAAATTGAGTTACGAAAGCGTCTGTATTTTTGTAAGTATTTGCTTCAAGAAGCTTCAAGTTACCGACAAACTGGTTGATTTTGTTCGACCAATCTTCAAACATATTTCTTACAATATAGTCTTCGTCATTCATAACTGTAACGGTCCAATCAGCGAAGGTACGATCGCCAGCCAACTTAATCTGGCGACCGAAATATGGAACGTTTACTGGATCAATAGTTGCTGCCGGAACTTCCGAAGCGCGGCAAGTGAAAACAAATTTTTCAAGTGCTGTAGGATCTTCGCCAACATTTGGGTTGATCTGAACTTGGAAAAGGCTCGGTCTCGCACCACCTAGTGTAAGACCGCGACTCTTGAAGTCATTGATATTAAAAGCCATGTTCGTTACTCCTCTTTTTCTTTATTTATTAGAATTTACCGATGATTGTTGAGAACTGAACGCCAGTTCTAACAGCAACGAAATTCAGCTGAATAAAGTTGATTGAACGATTTGGCTTGATGTAGATATCACCCCAGAACTCGTTACGGTCAATTCTTTCCGCTGTATTATTTGTGGCGTCACAAATAACTACGAAGTCTGTAATACCACGACGAGCCTGGACATCACGCAGGTAAGGAAGAATTAGGTTCTTGAACTGCGATCTTGTAAATTCATCATTGAACTCGAATAGAGAGAATCTAGAAGCATTAGAGATTGATTTTTCGAGAGTGATGAATAGGCGACGAACATTGATACGATCAAAAGCTGAAGGCTTCTTGGTTCCAGTTTTATCACCGAACAGAACGGTCCCTTGACCTGGGAATGTTACAATCGGATTGATCGAGTTCTTGTATAGAAGATCTCTATCAAGCTTTACTGGATTGTAGCGAAGCTTTACAATGTTTTTAATCTGACCACGATTAAAACCAGCTGGTGAAAACCAAGCGTCGTTCGTTGCTTCTGTTCTTGCAGCAAGACCAGCAATATCGCCGTTCAGAGGAACATAACGATAAACGTCGTTATAACGGTCGTACATATACTTGTAGCTCGAGTCGAATACTGCATATGTAGAATCGTTGACAGCACCGAACCAGTTAACAAGCGAAGTAGCTTCCGCTCCAACATTGCTCTTTACTAGAGAGTCATCTGCAGAGATGAATGCAACGCAGTCTTTACGAGCTTCGGCGATATTTTGGATCAGATAGTTTGCAAGCTGGAAGTTGCTTACAGTCTGACCATTAACAGAAGTATTTCCGCCGATTGGTTTACCCTGCATGACTAGAGAAATATCGGAAGTTTCTGTAGATTTGAACAGATCGTAAGCGGAAGCGAGCACGCTGAGAGCAGCCGAGCCATCTCCGAAAGATTCTGTATATCCGTCAGTACCACCAACAAACGATAACGTTAGAGGAGTTTGATTAGTTGAACTTGCGATATTTAAAGCAGGGTTTGATGCTGCACCAGAGCGGTCATTACCCCACCATACATAAGCAGAACCATCGTTGATTACTGTTTTGTAGTAAAGTGAAGCGCCTTCCTGAGACTTAGCGTCTGTGGCACGAGAAAGGTTACTGTAAACTTCTAGAACTGCGTTAGGAATACCAGTGAACATACCATCTTGGTCAACAACCACTACGTGCATGGAGTCAACAGCTGAGGTGTTACCAAAATTCGTATTGTAGTAAGAAGATACAGGAGCTCCCGAAACTTTATCAAAAAATTCCCAGTTTCTAGTCAAACTAATAGAAGAAGTATTACCGTTAGTTGTAGTGTTGGCGACATAATCTGTTGAAAGATTATAATTACCATTTAAATTAATCGTAAAAGTTGCCGCCGAAGCATTGGCAGTAACCGAACCAATAGAAGAAATATTAAGGTACTGAGTTCCGATGGAAACGTTTCCAATTGTCAGAGCGTCTCCGACTGCCAAAGAATTCGCAATTGTATTTGCATAAGTGTTAGCTGCACCAACAACACCATCTGAAGTGAATGTTAGAGTTGCATTATTCGAACCGATGCTAATAGAGAAAGAACCAGTAATTGTATTGCTTGTTACATTTCCAACAAGATTGAGGTTTGAGCTGTATGCGTTTACGCTGTCGCAAACTGAGATCTTCAGCGATGAGCCAAGAGAACCTGGATACTTTGCGATGTAAACAGCATTAGAAGAAGTATTACCATCGCGAACGTTCAGGTAATCGTTTCTGTTCTTTACAACGTTTGCAGCTACGTTTGCAGCACCTGTATTCGCGATCGCGTTAAGAGCACCTTGAGCAGCATTTGAGCTGGTTGTGTTAGCAGCGCGAACTACGTAAAGAGAAGAACCGTAACCAAGAAAGTTAGCGGCAGTGAAAAATGTCTCGTAGTTATTTGATGTTGGCTTGCCGAATGTGTTCACTAGAACATTTTCGTCAGTTACCAAAACTCTTTCGCCGACTGGACCCCAGCGAAAAATACCGGCGATTGCGCCGGACGAAGTGGCTACGCCTGGAACGACTGTAGTAAGGTCGACCTCAGTTACGTTTACGCCAGGACTTACTTGATATGCCATTTGTTATCTCCTTTCGAAATTTTATAATACTCGAGCGTTTCAAACTTATTTATAAAAACCCATGTTCTGGCTCATCATTCATCCATCCTCTAACAGTCGGAGCCTCGACTATCTCTGCATGCGTCATACCATTATCAACAAACCCAAACGGAGTAAGATCCTGTGAAATTTCTTCATCTGTTTTTTCGCGTAGCCTTGCAAGCGTATTTATAGAAGTAAGCTCTTTGAAGTACATCTGATCCGATAACCAGGCGAACAGAACCAAGCCCATGACCATGTCATCGTGTTTACCAGATTCAGCTTCGTAGGACAATCCCTTCCTAGAAAAGGTAGAGAGCTCGCTGATAGTTTCAAAATCATTTACGGCAAGTTGATTTTGCTCGATCAGAAGTTTTAGGATCGAACAACCAACAGATTTGACTGACTTCGTTGTGCGAATACCTTTGTCGATGTTACCACCGAAACCTGACGTGATTCTCTTGCCGCTTCTACCAGCTGATTCCGTGAACAGAACGTTATCGTATTCAAAATCAAAATGAAGAGAGGTTGCAACCTGCTCACCGATGTCGTTGATTTCGACAAGAACAGCAGCGTTGTTATACGATTTACAAACTCTGAAAACAATCTCAGCATAGTCAATTGGTGACACTAGATTATTACGGTAAGTGCAGATCTGTTTGTAAGGCATAGAATGAACATCAATTATACTGAATGCTGAGTAGTCCAGACCTTTGCCTCTTGACACGTCAACGATACAGACATACGGGTGATCTTTTACAGGCTGTTCGAATAACTGTAATCCATCGTTTTTATGGATTGGTATTTGGTATACGAGCTCCTTTAGTTTCCAACCAGCGATAAGAGTACCAGAGCTACCTTGGAATTCTACACAGTATTCTTGATCGAACTTTTCTGTATCAAAATTCAATGCCGAAAGAGTGTCTTTTCTCCAGGCTTCATCTCTCCCCGGAACGTCATGCCACATGACTTTGATCGGCTTGTAATTACTCTTACCTTCTGCTGCGTTCTGCCATATTTTGTAGAAGTGATTCAGACCGTTTGGAGTTGAAACCAAAACGATCTTTGATTCTGTACCAGATGAAATAGTTGGGTAAACGGATGTAAAAAATTCGTCCCAGTTCTCTATGAACGCAGCTTCGTCGATAAACAATAGGTTGATAGAGTAACCACGAATGTTATTAGAAGATGTAGCAGCTGCGATTACTCGGCTGTTGTTTTCTAACTCGAACGATCCTTTGTTCCATTCTTTTACTCCCTGTTGCAGCCACTTAGGAAGATACTGATACGCCAGCTGAATACGCCCAAGGATTTCTCGTGCCGTGTCGCCTTTATTTGCAAGTAGAGCGACAGTCTTGTCGGCATGAAAAATGATATACCAAAGAATGAATCCACAAGTTGTAGTTGACTTGCCAGCCTGTCTAGCCGTCGCGATAACGGTGTATCTTTCGTCTGCCATCGTTCTGAGCATTTGTTCTTGATATGGATAAGGAACGAAATTAACTAGACCGCGATCGATGTTAATGATCTTCATGTAAGTTGTAACGAAGTACACAACATC